CAGCGACTGTGCGGACAATGTGATTCTAGTCGCATTGCCACGGTTAACCGCAATTCGCCATTGACAAGCATCCACGGATGGAGCGAAGCTGATCCCGTCGCCGCACAATCGGCGACCGGGTTTTGCAGCCCGAACACTCAGGCGCACCAGCGCCCATCCGCAGATGCCGGCGCTTTTTTGTTGCCCGGCACCGCGTCGGGCGCATGCCAGCCAGTTCTATGGCGGGCGGTGCGCGGAGGCCGCAAGGCCTGCCGGTCCCTGAGTCCGGTCTGCAAACCGCGTACCGTCCGCCACCTTCGTTTTGCAGCGAAGCGGCGGACTCCGATCACTCAGGAGTCCACCATGTCCCACGACACCCAAGGCACGCCCGCGCCTGCGTTCCGGCCCGGCGAAGCCACGTTCATCGCGCCGTTCGGCCACACCCTGAAACTCGAAGTCGGCACCGACTGCATCACCGCGTCCATCCTCGTGGATGGCGCTGATACCCGCCTGCCGTTGGCGACGATCTACGGCTATGCCGTTGCCCGCTCCGCAGCCATCAACCGCGTGCCGGTGCTGGTGGTGGGCCATACCTACCTGCCGCTGCCGCGCCCTTCCTGGGCGGATGCCGTCGCGTTCCTGCAGGCGCACGGCGCCTACCTGCGCACGGAAGGAGTGGACGCATGATCGCCACCCTCGCCATCTTGCTGATCGCCCCTGCTGCCGGCGGCGCCTTGCTGCATCACCTGTGGCAATCCCGGCCGCTGCCAGCCACCCACACCGGGCTTGCGGTGGGCCAGATTCCGCAGCGCCGCCGGCGCCGCGCACAGGCCGTGCGCCGGGAGGTGCGGGCATGAAGATCGACATCACCATCCCGGTGGACACCGACACGTTGTCCAGCCTGGCCGATGACTACCTTGCCGCGCTGTGGCATGTCGCGCAGACCAACCCAGCGCCGATCGCGGACGCGGCCGCCGGCCGAGTGGCCGAATACATCGGCCGCGAGATCATCCGCCGCTACCTCGCCAACACGCCCCCGCTGCTGTGGGCGCATCAGGGCGGCCATGCCGATTGGGCCAAGCTGCACCTGCAGCAGGACGGTGCAAAGTGACCACCGCCCTTGATCTGGAAACCGCCGCACCCGGCGTGCTGTTGCGCGTCACGCGCATCAAGGAATGCGTGTTCATGGTCTGCATGCAGGCCGATGCGCAGGTGCCGCTGGCGGTCATGGCGCAGTACCCCGAGACGTTCCGGCCTGCCGGCAACGGCGCGGTGCAGTTCGGCGGTGCGCTGTTGTTCCTCGCCGCCGGGCAGCCCGAGCGGCTGTTCGCATGGCTGCAGGCCACTACGGCGGCGAAGGATGGTGTTGCATGAGCGACAACATCCGCCACCTGAACCCGCGCGAGCTGTCGCAGCTGGAAGACGCCGATTACGCGTTGTCCGAAGACGCGATGGACCGCCTGTGGCGCGCCCGCAACGCCATCCGCCTGCTGGCCGACCTCAACAACGACGTGGCCACCAGCGCCGGTATCAACGCCGACGGCCCCGCCGCCGTTGCCGAGTACGCCAGCGAGGACATGCTCGCCATCCTCACCACCGCCACCCGCCTGCGCGGTGCGCCCAGCACCGCCACCGGCGAAGACACCATCTGACCGGAGCTGCCATGACCGACAACACCCCGCTTGCCGCAGAGCAAGCCCAACACCTTGCCGAGCAACTGGCCAACACGCTGGATACGGTTGGCTTTGCGATCAAGAACCGTGCCTGCGAACTGGTGGACGCCAAGGCCTCCGAAATCAATCGCATCAGCGGTGGCCTGATCAATACCACCGAAGAGCAGAAGGCCACCCTGTGTGACCTGGAGTGCGCCCGCATGCGCGGTGAGTTCGCCGAGCAGGTGAACAGCGTCGCCCTGGCCTACGCCGCCAATATCGCCACCGCATAACCGCCGCACCGGCCAGCCGCGCGGCGCGCCAACGCCCGCGGCCGGCCATGCAAGCCCTGCATCACCGGAGAGGCAATGAAACACGATCGACAGGGCCAGAAGGTGGCCCGGCGGGTGGCGCGCCAACGCCATCCCCAAGGCCATCTACCCGCACAAACGCCGGAGAGGCATTTTCAGCTGTGCGGGCGTCCGGCACCGGGCCGCCGCCATTTTGCCACGCTACGCCACACCCACGGCGCAGCGGGCAAAGGCGGTGCCCGGTGAAGGATGATTTGCGCGCGGAGGTATTGACGCGGCTGGTGCGCGACTACGGCCTGAAGCAAAAAGGCAAATGGCTGCGGGGCGGCAAGTGCCCGCAGTGCAGCAGGAAGGAACTGTACGCCAGCCCCGAAAAGCCGTGGGTGGTGCGCTGCGGCCGGCTGAACCATTGCGGCAACGAGATCCACATCAAGGACGTGTACGACGACCTGTTCGACGACTGGTCAAAACGCCACGTGGCCACCGCTGCGGCGCCCAACGCGGCCGCCGATGCATACCTGCGCTTCGGCCGCGGCTTCGACCTGAAGCGCCTGCAGGGGCTCTACACGCAGGACAACTACTACGACCGGGGCATCAACCAGGGCACGGCCACCGTGCGCTTCGCGCTGGACAAGGGCGGGCATTGGGAACGGCTGATCGACCGGCCGCAGCGCTTCGGCAAGCAGAAGGCCCGGTTCGCGCCCGGCAAGTCCTACCAGGGCACTTGGTGGGCCAGCAGTTGGGTGAAGGACGAACTGCCCACGGTTGCGAAGCTGTGGATCGTGGAAGGCATCTTCGACGCCATCGCGCTGGAACACCACCGCATCGCCGCGGTGGCCAGCCTGTCCTGCAACAACTTCCCCGAGGACAGCCTGCGTGCCCTGTCGCAGCTGCGTACCGGCAACCGGCCGGTGCTGGTGTTTGCCTACGACAACGACAATGCCGGGCGCGCATTCATCCGCAAGGCCATCCGCCGCGCCCGCGAAATGGGCTACCAATGCGAGGCGGCGCTGATCCCGCAGCCGGCCAACGGCCGCAAGATCGACTGGAACGACATCCACCTGCGCGCATGCGCCGATGGGCTGGCGGTAGATGCCGACGACGGCGCCAGCGATGCCAGCGACGGAACCGATGCGGAGGAAGCGGCCCATGCCGATGCCGCATTCCAGACCGCGCTGGCGGCCGCCCGGCACCAGGGCGCGCTGTTCCTCGCAAAGACCGCGCTGGAAAAAGGCGTGCTGATGCACCGCGAGGGCAAGCGCGGCGAGTTCCACTTCGGTTTCCGCAACCGCCTCTACTGGTACTCCTTCAACCACAACGCCTACAAGAAGGCGCGCGAGGAACTTGCCAAGCAGCATGGCGATGACGACATGGACCAGCACGAGGATGCCCTTGTGCGCGCGGCCAGCACCGTCGAGCAGATGGCGAACTGCTACCCGGAGGCGCTGTATTTCCAGCGCCACGAGGTCACCGATGAAAGCTGGTACTACTTCCGGGTGGATTTCCCGCACGATGCGCCCAGCGTTAAAGGCACCTTTACCGGCGGCCACGTGGCCAGCGCCAGCGAGTTCAAGAAGCGCATCATCAGCCTCGCCCAGGGCGCGGTGTTCAGCGGCAACCAGCACCAGCTCGACCGGATGATGGAAGACCAGCTGTTCGCCATCAAGACGGTGGAAACCATCGACTTCGTGGGCTATTCCAAGGAACACGGCGCCTACGTGCTGGGCGATCTGGCGGTGAAGGACGGCCAGCTGGTACAGGCCAACGATGAGGACTACTTCGAGTTCAACAAGCTGCGCCTGAAGACCACGCAGAAGTCCATCCGCATGGACGTGAACACCGATGCCGACAGCTTCGACACCCGCTGGCTGGAATGGCTGTGGCTGTGCTTCGGCAGCCACGGAATGGTGGCGCTGGCGTTCTGGTTCGGCAGCCTGTTTGCCGAGCAGGTCCGCGCCGCGCACAAGTCATTCCCGTTTCTGGAAGCGACCGGCGAGGCCGGCGCCGGCAAGACGACGCTGTTGACCTTCCTGTGGAAGCTGCTGGGCCGCAGCGATTACGAGGGCTTCGACCCGTCGAAGTCGTCGCG